CAATCTGTGTATGTGAGAATCTTTTGATCCTCAGCATTACGAGTCATTCTCGCTTCATAGATGTCTGTGATGAACTCCATGGATATTAATCACCATAGTTTGATGGAGCAGTTTGTTCAATATCATACATTGAAACAAATAACTCAACCATATCATTTGCTTGTAAAAATTTCTCTAATACTTCGCTTGTTTGTAGGTCTTTAGTGAATCTTGCTTTGATCTCAGGCTTTACTCTAGGAGCAGTCAATAAACGTCTTAGGCCTCTTGCTTGTTGAAAGTTTACTTTGTGCTTCTTGCCATCATCTGTTACCACTGTGTCTAATGGTCTAGGGTTACCTTGACTGTCCAATATTTTACCCAATTGGTTAAACATTGAATCCTGTTTGAATTCTTTATCGAAACCTGCATTTGGATCATCTGCTGGATCAACGAACTCTTTTTTGATTGTAAATTCTTTTGCTTTCATTTTGTTCTCCTTATCTATTTATCGCTCTATTGGCTCTAGTGAATCCAGAACGTTTGACCAATTTTATATTGCCCTGTGGTGTGTTTAACACATATCCTTCACCACCTGGCTTACCATTCACAGTTGCTTGAACATCACCTTGTGCTGTGTCTAACTGTTGAATAATGCTGTCTTTGACCTGCATGATGCCGCCCACCAACATCCATAGTTTGCTGAATGCATCTATATTTTGTTTTACATATTCCGTGATCTTTACTTTTTTAGGCTGACTGACTGTGCTTGATTGTAACCATTGTAAAAAGTCTTTGCCTAAATTCTTCATACCACCATCCACTTTGCTATTGGTATAAGAATATAATATATTAGGTAAATCAACCAACTTCATTTGTGCCAGTGTGTTTCTGTCTAAAATTTTGTCTATGCTCTTGCCACTGTTTGCCAACAATGATTTCAATTGATCAACACCTTTACTTTGTATTGGTTCTTTTTTGTTGACTGTTGTAGGTGGTATTGCTAGAACTTCGCCGCCCTGTATCATATCTAAATTTTTTGCAGGCATTGTTCTGCCCTTTTCACTCATAAGGTTGTGTACCACAACACCCACTTTGCTCTGACCTATTCTTTGTCCTAGTGCTGAATTGGCATCCACTTTGTATTCAACCACATTTGGTTTGAACACATAGGCATTGCCAGACTTCTGAGGTGTGTCAAAGAAAAGCATATCGCCAACAAGGTATCCTTGAAAGGTTTCTGATACAGCATTCTGCATCATGTCAAATATACCTTTCATTTTAGAAGCATACTGTTGGTAGCCTTTCATTTTCTTTCTATCACCTTTTGCTCTTTGCATTATTGCACCTTCAAGGTCATCTGCGTTTGTGGCTCTACCATCATAACCTTTTGCAACAAAACCAGACTTATCAGTAAAAATAAATTCTCCATTTGGATTTCTACCAAACACCACAGCAGGAGAACCGTCCCATTTGATTGTTAATGCTTTGGATGTTCCTGTTAATGCTTGAAGTTGTTGAATGGCTCTTGATGCACCATTTGAACCTTCCCAGAAAATTAAATCTTCTGCGTGTTGTATTCTAGCAGATTCAATTAGGCTCAGTCTTTTGTTGTCTATGTCTTTAAATTCTACAAGTCTCATATTCTAATCTTGTTTAATAAATTTCTAAACCATTTAATAGGTCCAGCACTCTCAGGCAATGACTTGCCTATCTTTGCAAATGAATCTCTCACATCAGCAACCAATTGATCATAATCAGATCTTGCTTTAATTTTTGCGTGTATTGTTTCCACACTGTTCAAATCGTTTGCTGTTGCACCTTTGCCTAGTATTAATTCTGCTATCTTGTTTGGATCTTTTGTGATAGGTTCGTTTGTTTCTCTGTTTAGAAGTCCTGCTTTGTGACTCCATTTGTAACCTTGTGGTTTTGCTATGCTGGCAATCATCACGTGTCTGTCTGATCCTTTGTATTCACTGCCTACCTCACCACCACGTAAACTCCATTTCATCCAATCAGGATCACCAAACATTAAATCAGTTTGCACGTATCCATTTTTTGCACTGCCTCTGATAGGAGTTTTGAAGTGTACACTGACTCCGCTTTTTCTTACCCATTGCTTAGGATCTTGTTTGTTCTGGATTGCCCAACGACTTAACACATCTACCAATTGGTCTTTGCTTAATTTTGCCTGATCAACTGCAACATCTATATCACCTGATGTTGGTGCAAGTCCTGTTGTGCCAAGAGTGTTTGCTTTAAGTTCTAAACCAGTTACTTTCTCCAACCAGTCTAGTGTGGGAGCCACGTCTGCTTTGTTGATTCGAGTAGTTGCTATTTGACCATTAGGATCTTTGAATACATTACCGCCTTCATTCAGTATCATCTTGCTTTCCTTCGATAATTTTCTTGATCCCAACTCTGAATTTCTTTGGATCACCATTTTTAATAGAGTTAATAAAACGTCTTTCAAGTTCCTGTGCCACTTCAGGTGGATAGTTTTCCTTGATTGTTTGCATGATATTCACAGCACTTTCAATGATATTACTGCCAGTTGTTTCAATAAAGGCTTCTGTGTCTTGAACACGTCCTATATTTCTCAACTCGTCTAAGATACTTCTTGTGCGTTTTTTCATATTTTTACCCTATTTTGTGTATTTACCGTAAGCAGATGAATTATAAAGTAGGATTTCATTGTTTCAACTAGCATAACATCTACCAAATTGAATGTCAATATGCTATTTTAGATACACTGTGGCGATAAAATTAGGCAATATCGCCACAGAGTTCACGTTTATAATGTTAAGATTATTTTTTTGTGAAAATATGGTACAGCACCCATATTGCTACAAGACCAACAAGTCCTTGACTTGAAAAGCCTGCAACGATACCTTGCACGTTACCAATTATGTTTAAGTTCGGCCAAAAGGGAATTGGCTGACCCATAAACAATACTTCAAGCACGATGCCTAATGCAAGTAAACTAACTCCTACTTCCGTTAAGCCTTTTGCCCATGCTTTGATTTTAGTTAAGTAATCCATGTGGACCTCCTTTGCTAAAATAGATGTCATTTGCAACATCCATGGAATTATTTAGGTGCAAGGTATCTCAAGTTAAACACACACAAATGGTTCTAGAGTGTTTGTTGGTGTATGGAAAAAATTAAGTTTGTGTTTAATCTGTCATTAAACAGAGTGTTTAATACATATTTGGGTTACACACTGCCGACATCCTCACAAACAGTTCATCGTAATCAAATACGACTCCGTGTACTTCTAAAAGATATTTCTTTTGTAATTCATAGACCTCTAATTCAGTTGCTCGCCAACATTCAAATTTTTTGCCAACAACTTCATTCATGTCTTGCACATAGTGAAGAAGTTCGTGTAGTAGAATGCCTTTGTCGAACGCATTGTGAATGTCAAAGTTTTCATTCAAGTAGATGGTATTACTTTTTGGATCGTAAAATGCGTGTAATTTGCCAGTGCCTGTCTTTTCCTCACCATAGAACATATCATTCATTTCTGTCTGTGACATCTGAATTATAGCAGGGTGAGGCACCTTTACATTATAATCAGTCTCTGCGCCGATCCATAATAATAAAAATGCAATTAAGGTCTTCATATTAGTATTTAATTTAAATTGGTTGTCCTTTCTGAGGCACCACACTAGGGTCTGCTTCTACGCAATAAACTTCACCGTGACTGTCAGGATAGTTGGTCATGAACCATTGCTTTGCGTTAGAACTTTCTGCTAGACATTCTTCCTGTGTGTCAAACCAACCAGTGATTTGGCTACAATCGAACCCGATACAGACTGTGATAATCATTAACCATTTCATAATAGTACTTAAATCCTTTTGTGTGTATGTTCAGTACTATTATTACTGACTTGACAACATACCAGGTTTGTGATAAACACAACCCAGAATGTATTGAGGTAGGTACATCAACCACGCATGGCTTCTGATAGTTAATACGTTGTAAGTTGATGTTTTCATATAAAGTTATTTATCCAAGTGATTATAATATATTAAATGTTCCTAGTATCATACAAACTAGTACATAAACTAGGTAACCTAATAATAGGTAGCCAACTATTTTTTCGGGCCAACTAAACATAAATTAATGAATTGTTTTGTTTTGGTTTATAATCTGCTGTTTAACTTGTTCAATATGGGCAAGTTCTTGATTGATTCTGTTTTGAAAATATTCTATGCAGATTTCATTCTTCCATCTTTGTCTTTGATCCTTAGGGTCTTTGGATTGTTCAAGATGTTCGTTTTGTTTTTTTAGAAAGTCTACTTCTTCCTTGTAGAGATCCACAAGGTTTATCTCCTCCATCGGAAAGTCGTCGTCGAATGGTTGGTGCATAACATTAATATTTATGCTAGATTTGTTCATTAGGTGGTAGTGTGGCTGTTTTGTTTGCTATTGCTAATTGGGTCACATTGTCATAACCAAACTGCCCAAAAGCAAATAGGTTAAATGCAACACAGTATCTATCGTTGTCGCTTTCGCTTGGAAATACTGAATGCCAAAGTGTGCTAGGAAATAAAAGCAACATATTATTCTGTGGACGCACTGCCCAACCTTCTACATTGAAATAGTTGTAGTTCTTATTGTTGAAAGGCACATTCACAGTTGGTGTGAAAAGATTGTAATGATTTTTATCTTTGTGAAACAAGACATCGCCACTCTTGTCATCTGTTTGCAGATACAAAATACCACTCAGCATACTGTTGGCGTGATTGTGTGGACCGCTTTCATCACCCTTGATGTGTTTGCTACTCCAACTGTTGGTCATTTCAAATTTTGCTTCTTGGCTGACATCTAACACATCATGAATAAAATGTTGTGCGTGTGTCATTATCAAAGACTTTAAATTTTTTAATTTGGGTGAGTCTAATAAAAATTTGTTAGTGCTACCATATCCATTGTCAGCAGGATATCTTTTGTACTCTGTGCTTTTCACAAAGTCAATAGAGTCTTGGTCAATAGTTTGTACCATTGATTGATATAACGGAATACCAAACAATGGAGTCACTTGAAATTTATCAGTCATGAGTATATTGTACTACGACTACCAAAATAAGTCAACTATTTTAACCAGCCGATTTTCTTGCCTTCTTTGATCCTTCGAGAATGTTCTTCAACTGTGCTAGGAAAACGCCATGCCCATACAGCCACCAGTGCCATAAACACACCTGACCATAACACTGCTTTCATATTGCCTGTGAAATACCAAGTGAATGCCAAGGTAGTGGACATCACAAATACCATTGCGTATTTGCCCTTTTGTGGAAACACTTTCTTCTGTGTCCAGTTTGTTAGGAATTTGCCAAACCATGGATGGTTATATAACCAACGTTCCATCTTCTTGTTTGACTTTGCAAAACAATAAGCAGAGAACACAAGGAAAATACTGAATGGTATTCCTGGTGTAATGAAGCCTATGTATGCTATGGCTAAACTTATGAATCCTAAAGCCATAAAAATATATTTCTTAATCATGATATACCTCTGTTAATTTATCTGTTAGATCACTTATCATTGCGTCAGTGTGCATAGGTGTAGGAGCAAATCTTAATCTCTCTGTGCCTTTTGCCACTGTTGGATAATTGATCGGTTGTACGTAGATGTCATGATCAAATAATAATGTGTCACTGATCTTCTTGCACTTGATAGGATCTCTGACCATAACTGGAACCAAATGTGTTTCATTAGGAAACACTTCAATATTGTTTTCTTTTAATAATGTTTTCAATTCCATTGCTTTTTCTTGATGTTGATTTCTTAAATCTCTTCCACCATCATCTTTTAGATACTTAACACTTGCCAATGCTCCTGCACAAATAACTGGCGGAATGCTGGTTGTGAATATAAAGCCGGGCGATATACTTCTTATGGCATCTACAATCTCTTTGTCGCCTGCAATATATCCGCCATGCAATCCAACTGCTTTACTGAAACTGCCACTTACAATATCAACTCTGTCTTGCAAACCAATCTTCTCTAACCAACCTGCTCCTGTGTGTCCGTAAAGTCCAACTGCATGAACTTCATCAATGTAAGTGATTGCTTTGTATTTGTCTGCTAAATCTAAAATTTCTTTTATAGTTGCTACATCACCTTCCATGCTGTACACAGATTCAAATATCAAACAAGGTGTACCTTTAACTGCTTTTAATTTTTCTTCTAGGTCTTCCATATCATTGTGTTTGAACAAATGCTTGGGTGCTTTACTTTTTAATATGCCTTGCACCAAGGACGCATGGTTGTTATCATCACTTACGAATTCTATGTCATCAATAATTTTTGTTAATGATATTAAGGTCCACTCATTGGCAACAAATGCCGATGTGTGTATGAGTGCTGATTCTTTTTTGTGCCATCTTGCAACTTCAGATTCCAATGCCACGTGATAATGTGTTGTGCCAGATATATTTCTAGTTCCACCTGAGCCTGCACCTGTTGTATCTAAGGCAGTCTTCATTGCGTCTATCACAACCTTGTGTTGACCCATACCTAAATAATCGTTGGCACACCAGTTGATAACATTTTTAATTCCGTATTTGCTGTACCATATGGTTCTAGGAAAGTTGCCTGCTTCACGAAGCACATCGTTGAACACACGATAGTTGCCTGCTTCTTTCAAGGCATCGGTAATTTTTACAAAAGGATCTTTGGATATCATACTTGTATTTATTATATGCGTAGTTAATTTAGATGTATTTGTCTATGATTTGTTTGCTACAGATTTGAACTGCCTTCTCGTAGATTAGGTTGGTAGGTGTGTTCAATGCCAACTCATCAGATGGTTCTGCCGTCATCCAACACTTGCTATTAATTTCTCCTTCTAATTGTCCTGGAGACCAAAGACTCAAACCACTAAACACTCTCCATTGCTTTGGTTGATCCTGTTCATGTATCTTTTTCAACATCTGTGCATCACTTGTCAAACTGATTCCGTATTCAAGTGGTAAAGTGTTTTTACAACTCCATTCATTTGTGTGAAGCATTAATATATTGCCTTGATTGACTGGACCTCCTGAATAGACTAAATCAGAAATATTAATAGTCTTGAAACCTTTTACTTGAAATATCTTTTGTAATTTTGTTCTGGTAGGTTTGTTAAGTATGATTCCTGCCACGTGTTGTGGAGATTCTTCATACAGATAGACAACACTCCTATCAAAAGCACTGTCGGCTCTCATTTTAGGAGTACTCACAAGAATTTTATTTGTCCATTTGTTTTCTATCATTACTTGTACAAAGGTAAAGGACCACCATAAGGTTTTCCTTTAATCTTTTTTCCTGCAACGTAAACTCTTTTTTTGCCTACTTTATATGATTTCTTGCCTGATCTTTTTCTTAAGCCTTGTGATTTACATGAAGCCAGTTGACTGGCACCAAGAGCAGAGTCTGGCTTTTTACTTCTGCAAAGAGCCTTACTTGCTGGTCCTTCTTCTTTGGATATGAATTCAACTATCTTCATACAAATATTTACCTATATTGATCCGCTGGATCACCCATAACTGTAACCGGACACAGTTTAAATGTAAGCACCTTCCTGGTACCTCTTGTGGTATTAATCACAATGTCACCAGACTTTTCAAAGTGTTCTATTTTTGTTATTCTTGCTTTCTCTTGTTTTTTGCCAACAAGTATTTCTTGACCAAGTTGTAGATTGATCTGAATGGAATTTAAGTTCATAACTGCCTCCATTAGATTAGTTTGAATTGCAGTTGTATTTATATGGTAAGTTCTGTGAAACCTTTTTCTCTGTCTAGGTACTTGTATTCTACTTTAATAGGTTTTAGTTCTTGCATAATATCTAAAACACTTTGTGGCTTGAATGGTCCACAAGTGTACACATCAAGTTGTACAAGAGCAGGATTAACTTCGTCCCATATGTGCATGGCAATATGACTGGTTTCAATAATTGCAAATGCTGTGACTCCTCTGTTGCCTTTCATTTTGCAGTATGACGCTGTAGGTCCATACATTGCTTTCATACCAATTGCTTTTATTATACGATTTAAGAATTTGATTGCTTTATTTCTTCGTGTGATAGGCTCAGAAACTTCTGCTCTAATAATAATGTGTTTGTGTTCTAGTACTTTTGTCATCGCTCTATTTACAAAAAACCAATAAAATCAACCTTTTTGCACAGTTGACATTTTGGTGTTGTGATGTTAATATAAAGTATGATGAGAATAATGTCAACAATTATTTTGTTTATTGCTTT